TCCACACGCATTGAGTGTTGGCGACTTACCCTCTGGACTATAGACCCTTTTGAGTATGTCGTGTCCGTTGATGTCGGCAGCTATGCCAACTTGTTTTGGTTTGGTTTTAATTTTTGTGCTGTCGGAACGAGCTAAAACTGTTGGGCTTTTACCTTCAGGCGAATAAACCCTTCTTTGCCTCTCATTATCTTTTAATATATCTCTCGGTATATCGAAAGCCTTTTTTGGTTTGGTTTCTTTAAAATAATTGTATGGCACTCCTTTGTGCCAGTTTTCTGTTATGGTAAAAGACTTTTCTTTATCTGCTGTTTGCTCGTATCTATCTGCTCTTCTTGCTCCTGCTTGTTGCCATTTATCATTGCCTCTTTCCATATATTCTATTGATTTCTTACCATGATAAAATTCGTTGTCCACATCATCTTCTAATATATCTCGCAAGACAATACCTCTTTCTTCTGGTTGTTTTATATTTGGAATATTTGTCCAATAGTATCTTTGTCTTGATTGTGCTGATACCAAAGAACTATTTATTAATATAGGTTGTATGCCAAAAGTAATCTCTGGATAACACTCTGATACTTGCTGTGAAATAATATCTAGAAACTCTTTCTTCATTCTGACATTCTCTAATAAAAAATACTTAGGCTTGATTGCTTTGAGCATACGAATAAACTCAAAAAACAATGCAGACCTTGGGTCATCAAATGCTAATTGTTTGCCTGCAAAACTAAAACCTTGACACGGACTACCACCCATAATTAAATCTACGTCTGCGAAATCTTTAGGATCTAGTTTTGTAATGTCACCAACTTGTATTGTTTCGGGAAAGTTTTTTTGTGTTATCTCGATAGCATATTTATCTATTTCACTTGCATAGTAAGTGTCAACCTCTATACCTAATTGATCCAGGGCTATCTGCCCACAACTCATACCATCAAATAAACTTAATACCTTAATCGCCATTCCTTTGTTTAAACCATAATCTTGTAGCGTATCTTCTTATTATAGCAATGATAGTTATGACTATCGTTTGCACTATTGTTATGACAAAAGCGTCTGTGGTAAAAAGTAAACAGATACTTAGAGTTATGTAAACCATAGGAAAATTTATTGCTAGTCCCAACATTGTGTCTGCTACAGATTCCTTAAAAGCTTTTTTGTCTATCTTCATTTATCTTCCCAAGGTCTTTTGGCCTTATTCTCTGCCAAGAAATACCATGTGTTCTTACCTGGCTGTTGGTAAACTTTTACAACATGCCCTAAATATTTTGTGACATAACTTACTGCATATCTACCCGCTCTCTCACCACTAGCTTGATCTGCTTCTTTCAATGCTTGTCTTGCTAATATCTCTAAGTCTTGTCTTGTGTAGAACTTATGTTTGTCCATAGCCTTTGCTACCACCTTCGCTATGGCTACTTCGTCTGGACCTTCTTTTGGTTGCACCATCTTGAAACAACCTTCTTGGTAATCAAAGTATGCGTTATGTTGTTCTGGCTCTTTGGCATTTCGAGCTTCATAAAATAATGTAATGTTTGGTTTTGTGCCTAAAAGTTTTATACCAGAGTCCATCCAACCTGCGAAGGCAGAGCCACCTCTTGCAGACATAAAAGTTAAATCGTCTGCTCTTTCTTTCCCAGTGTGGTGTGCAATGATACAAGCAACTTTGAACATTTCTATAAGTTTATCAACACGAGATAACATCTCATGCACTTCTTGGTTTGAGTTTTCTTCCCCACTAAAAAAATTAATTATTGGGTCAATCATGAGCAAGTCTGGTTTGTGATAGTCAATACTCTGTGCTATGTCATCCATGTCTGCATCTCTCATGATATTTTTTCTCAGTCTGCCTGATGCTATCAAGTTTGATTTACCAAGTTGTAAAAGTTCTTCATCGTGTTCAAAAGGTTGGTAATACATATCTACTCTGTTCTTTAGAAACTCATGTATGATTTCTGCTTGTAGCCACATCACTTTCAAGGGACGAGAAAACTGTTTGCCCATAAACTCTGTGCCTGTTGTGGCAGCGGCAGCGAAAGCCCCAAGCCAATGTGACTTTCCTATTTTAGGTTTACCAACCAACAACACCCTAGACTCTTGGAAGATGAAACAATCACCCCAATACTGTTCTATTCTACCTGCGTCCATACCTTCCCAAAAATCATTGTTGAAAGGTTTTAAACCTAGTGGGTCTTTTTGTGTTTCTGTTTTCTTTTGTTGATCAATGGGGTCTTCTTGATCCATTATTTCTTTTAGTTCGTCTGCTAGTTTTATCTGCCACTCACTTGTTTTCCATTTGTGTATACCTGCATCAAGGTCATCTGGGTTTCTTCGCACATGTCCTGAACAGATACTGTTTACTGTTTGCATAACTTCTTCTAGTTGCATAGGTGGTTTGTTTGTTTGATTCCAGTCCAAAGCTTTTATAATTACTTCACGCAAACCCCAACCCTCTCTTATCCATTTGCCAACTAATCTAGCCAGGGTATCGTTCCTCTGTCCCTCGCCAACTCCGTCAGTTGCTAGTATCGTTGAGTTCTCTTTTGATACCTTGCCCTTGTTGTTGTAGTCGTAAATACTATTTATATCTTGCATGGAAAGTTTAGGTAAATCACTGAAAGAACTTATCTCTTCATCTAGTTCAAGCTCATAATCATTAGATGGCTGCATCATGACATAGCCACCTTGTCCCCTTACATCTAGTCTACCTGTTGTGTTCTTTATAATATGATCTGATATAGAGTAGAAATAGTGATACCCACCTCTAGGTGTCTTTTGTTTCATGGGTGTTTTTGTTATGCCAGACTCCTCTACGAACATACAAGCGTCATAAGTATCAGCGTCCAAGACTACAAAGTTTATACCTGTGATGGCAGCCCAATTACAGTTAGGGAACTTTTGATACCAATTAGTTATGTCTGATTTGTTTGGTTTTCTTTTTATATACTCAGACCACTTTACTCTTGGGGTCTTAGCCCATTTACGAGCCAAGCCAAAATCATCTTCAAAGGGGTGTTTCTTACGAAAGTACTCTGGAATGGGGTCTCTGGTAGACCCACAAGGGATTAAATGACATCCATCAGCCCAATATTTTTTTATTAAATCTTTAGGCTTGTCGTCTTCTTTATAGCTCATCACTCACTACGACAGGATCTTTTTGCAAATTTACTGGACCATAAATATCTTCCCAATCTAAAGCACGTCCTGTCATGCTAATGAGTTTTTTTGCTTGTTTAACTGAAGGTTGTCTTGCACCATATCGCCAAGAAATAATAGTATTTTTTGACACGTTCATTTTATCGGCTAACTCCTGCTCTCCCACTTTTTGAATATATTCTTTAAGTTTCATAGTTTTCTATATTAAATGTTTTTTACATTAAGTAAATAAATTGTTGACAAAAAGTTATTTTTATTTTTATAATTTAATAGTGGTTGAGGTAAGGCTAGTAATATTGCTGTTATCCAACACTCTTGACAAAGTGTTTTTTGTTCTACCAGTTTAAAAAGCCAGGGTGTCAAGAGACAGCCCAACACTTTATTATTTGAAAGCGATAAAGCGTTGCATGTTTAAGTTGTTTTTTATCGAAGTATTCGCAACTTAAACCCTCCTTGAAGGTTGGACATGTCTTACCACCACATTTTGGAGATTATTATGGAAGATATAAAATTATCTAATAAAAATTTTATCGACCTGCTGAAGATGAAAAAGAAAAATTTATCTAAGCAAGCCGAACTACGAAAAGAGAGTGAGGCTCTCGATAGAGAACTCGCTACTCGTCAAGAAATTTTAGAAACTATCGGTGACTTGAATGAGTCAGGTGGATCTAAAAGAGTTAAGCTCGATGGCCTAATACCTTTAGACTTGAGAGTTCAGTATCGTGTTACCAGGTCTTGGGATCAAGAGCATATAAATAAAATCAAATCAGATGTGCCAGAGGATTTGTTTCCATTTAGAACAGAATATGTTGAGGACACAAAGAAGATTGCCTCTTTGATAGATAACAACCCAGATATTTATAATAAGGTGCAAGAGGGTTTGCAAACCAGAATAAATGAAAGACCTTACATATCTTTTGTAGAGCCAACTAAACAGAAATGATTAAATCAAAAACAAAACTATCTGATAGCATTGGCTACAGATTTCCGTATGAACACCTAGAATTTGCAGACAAGTTAGTAGACGAGTCTGCTGTTACTAATAAATATGGTGTAACTTTTAAGATGACAAGATCTGATGCCATTAGAACTATAATGGAAAAAGGTATTGAAAAAATCAAAGAGGAGAAATTAATATGAGTCTACTACAAAGCGTTCAATCAGGATTAAAAGTCCCTGCACTGAAAATAAATATTTCAGGAACTGACGGCATAGGTAAAACTACCTTTGCATCTAAAGCACCAAAACCAATCTTTATTAAGACAGAGGACGGCACTAAGTTTTTAGATGTTGATTCTTTTCCTTTGTGCAAGTCTTACGATGAAATAGTAAAGCAAGTGCAAAGTCTTTATGAAGATGAACATGAATACAAAACTTTAGTGTTCGATACAACTGATTGGGCAGAGAAACTTATACATGAAAAAGTTTGTCAAAACCACTCAGTAAAATCTATCGAAGCTATAGGTTTTGGTAAGGGATTTGTTGAGGCAGCTGAATTGTTTCACAAACTACTACGTTTATTTGATGCTCTACAAGATAAAAAGAAGATGCACATAGTCCTTTTATCTCATGTAGCAATAAGAACATTCAACGACCCAGAGCGTGAGCCTTATGATCGTTGGGAAATGAACACCCACAAAAAAGTTTCGGCTTTGATTCGTGAGTGGGTTGACTTTAACTTGTTTGCAAACTACGAGGTATCAACTCGTACAAGTGGACAAGGGTTTAAAGAAACAACTCGTGCTGTGTCTTATGGCAAGCGTAAGTTGTTTCATAAATTTACGGCAGCATTTGATGCAAAATCTAGAGTGGATTTAGGCGCTATGCCTATAGACCTAGATTGGTCTGCGTTTCTTGCAGCATTTAAACAATCTTTAAAAAAGATTAAGGAAGGATAAATATTATGAGCCAAGATTTTAACTTGGATTTGACTAATGTCGAAGATGATGATTCTCCTATTGGTGCTATGCCAGCAGGTGAATATGAGTTGCAGGGTAGCACCTGGCAACACACGCAGAGTAAAGCCAGTGGCAATCGAATGATTAAAGTAGAGTTCGATGTCGTTGGACCTAATTTTTCAGGACGAAAAATCTGGGAGCATTTTATGCTCGAAGGTAATGGTCTAAATATTTCTACACAAAAGCTTAGACAGTGGAGAAGGTCTATGGGACTAGATCCAGATGTTAATGCTTTTGGTATGGAAGAATTAGAATCCATGATGAATGTTTCATTCTTAGCGAAAGTTAAAGTGGAGCCTGGTACTGAGAAAGATGATGGAACTAAATACGAAGACTCAAACAGGATAGCGTCATATATCCCTAGTGAGACAAAAGTTGCTAGTAAGAAGCCAGCAAAGACAGAGAAAAAATCAGATAACTCTGAAAGTGCTGATGATGACGATTTTGATTGGGACGAGTAATAACTCGGAGTTAAGTATTCCAGGTAGTTTCTTAGTGCTGCCTTAGTTTTAGTGTGTACTCCGAGAAGGCTTTAAAAAGATGCCTTATTTTTCAGCACACTAAAACACACTAAGACTTGGAGAAAATATGTTTAAAGATGATTTAGAAATTGATTTAAAAAATACGTTAGTGTCTGTGACAGATCTTATAATAGAGCTTGAAAAGACATATCCTATAATGCCATCTAATCTTGAAGAAAGGGTGGATAATACTAAAAACTTAATATTAAATGTAAACTATGACTATGAAACTAAAAAAGTCCAAAGGTTCTTATCTAAAATCACTGGACGCCACATGCGTAGACAGAGTAACTGAAGACCTACAAAAATGTTTAGACGAATGGGTTGCTGATGGCCAAGATGTTGAGTCTTCGATCATAGCCTTGATGAGCTTTGCATTAGATATAGGATTTCATTACTCTGAAAACCCAACTCAAGTGGTACACGCTATTAGTGCCTTGATTACAGAGAAAATGGAAAATGAAAACCTAGATGTAAATGACATGTTGAACACCTTTTATGCCGATGGGTATATAAAAGAAAATACAATTCATTGAAACTAAGATACTATCAAAGACAAGCAATAGACTCCTTACACAAATGGTTTGATACCAAAGAGCCAGGAGACAATGCTTTGATATGTTTGCCAACAGCAGCTGGTAAAACAATTATATTTTGTAACTTCATTATGGAAGTATTGCAAAAAAATCCTCAAGCTAGATTCTTGGTTATGGCACATAGAAAAGAATTAGTAGCTCAAGCAGAACAAAAACTTAAATCAGTATGGCCCAAAGCTCCTGTTGGAGTCTTGGCTGCTGGTATGAAAAGATTTGATACCGATTCACAAATACTGATAGCGAGTAGAGACACTTTAGCATCGCCTAAAAGATTAGAGGCAGTTGGTTCATTTGATTATATGATTATTGATGAAGCCCACAACATACCCCCTCAAGGTTTTACTAGATACAAAAAAATAATAAGCGCCTTGTCCCATCTTAAACCTATGCGTGTCATGGGTTGTACTGCTACCCCCTACAGAATGGGACAAGGACTTATCTATGGTGGTAGAAAAGATCATTTCTTTAAAGGTCTTGCTTACTCTGTTTCTATACCAGAACTAATTAACAAAGGCTTTCTATCTAGGCTGTCTGCTTTTGCAGTAAAAGAAGATGCAATTATAGATGCCAGTCAAGTAAAACTTAAGTTTAAGAATGGTGACTTCAGAGAAAAAGAATTAGAAAAAGTAGCCATGATTGATGAAACTATTACTGAAATAATTTCAGATTGGCTTGAGTCAGCATATACCAAGGGCAGAACTGCTACAGTATTCTTTTGTGTTTCAGTGCTACACGCTTTGAAAATGACATCTTTTCTACAGGCTCAAGGCATAGCTGCTGCATGTGTCACAGGAGAAACACCAAAAGCAGAACGTGAACAAATACTGCAAGACTTTGAGGATGGTAAGATCCATGCCTTGTGCAATGTCGGAGTTTTAACAGAGGGTTGGGATGCTCCAAGAACAGATTGTATTGCACTGCTTAGACCAACAGAAAGCCCAGGATTGTATGTGCAAATGTGTGGTAGAGGTATGCGTTTACACCCAAACAAAGAAAACTGTTTATTACTAGACTATGGTGAGAATGTTGCCCGTCATGGATGTTTAGATGAGGTCAAGCCAGAACAAAGTTCATCTCGTTACAGGCCCAAGATATGTGCAACTTGTAATGCTGTTAATAGTCCTAGCGCCACTAGATGTTCTGAGTGTAATTCAAAGTTTGTTATTGCAAAAACAAAAACATTAGTAACTATTAAAGAAAGAAAGGCAGCTAAGAGAACAAAAGCTCAAAGACAAGCTGTGCTTTCAGATGAGAAAGCAAAATCAAAACCAAGAGTAAAAGGAGTTTCTGATATATTTGCTGTAACTAAAAAGTCTAAAAGTGGCAATGAGTATTGTTGTGTAATATTTACCTTAAAAGACGAGTTCTTTGCCAAGAAGATGGCTCTTATGTTTGGACATCCTAACGCTCACAACATGGCAGTAAGCCGTTGGCGTAAGATTGCTCCAGAGTGGACAGCCCCTAAACAACCTTGGATGGCAACAGAACTTATAAATAATGGTGCATTTGATACAATACAAGAGGTAGTCTTGAGAACAGAGGGCAGTTATGAGAACATTATCGGTATCAGAAACAAAGAGAATAAACTTATAAAGCTATGAGCATTAACAAAACCTTTGATGATCTAGAAGAAAAAGAAAAGTTTACGCCAAGACATTACTTAGGAGTCAGTCAAATAGGTTCTGAGAATGACAGAATGCTTTGGTTTATCTTCAGATGGTCTATGCCTATAGATATAGAGCCTAGAGTTTCTAGGTTGTTAGACCTTGGTAATTTATTAGAAGATCATTTAATAGAAAAAATGCGCAAGATTAAAGGCGCAAAAATATATGATAAGACTAAAGATGGCAAACAGTTTGGAGCTAAAGCTTTTGGTGGCCATGTTAGTGGACATATAGATGGCTTGGCTAAAAATATACCAGGCTTAAATCCTGACGAAACTTATTTACTAGAATTTAAAACTGCTAATGACAGAAGATTTAGTGAATTAAAAAAACTAGGTAGTTATTGTGATTGGTCTCAAGAATATAAAGCACAAGTTCATGTTTATATGGGCATGTTTAAATTAAAGAGATGTATAAGTATTGTTTATAATAAAAATAACTCTGACTTATATACCGAGATTATTGATTTTGACGAAGAGCTTTACGATTTATATTTAGAAAAAGCTAAAAGAATAGTAGAGTCACAAGAACCACCAGAAAATAGAATACCAGAAACTGATTATCGTATTAGGTCTTTTATGTCCAAAGAACAACAAGACATATATCTGGGTAAAAAACTTCCTACTAACATTAACTGTCGCAACTGTAGATTTGCACAACCAAAGGCAGATGGCGAGGATCCCACTTGCTTCTGTAATAGCCACAAACGTAATTTAACCGTAGAAAGACAACTAAAAGCATGCCCTAGACATAACTTCGTCCCAGAATTGATTTCTGCTCGTTGCATAAATAAAACTGATAGTAGTGTGGAATATAAGCACGAAGATATAACTATCATTAATAGTTCAGAGAAAATTAGTGGCAAAACACCTAATAATTATTCGAGCAAAGAATTAATACATATAGTTAATAATAATTATCCAAGGTCTGTTATTGATAATCTTAATGAAATGAAAACAGGTTCTATGAAAAACTTTGGGCCAATAACTTTACAAAGCATTTCTAATATCGAAGAAGAAGATAAATATAAAGATGTACCTTTTTAAGTGCCAATAAGTTTGTCTTCTTCCTCTTCTCTTAGAATTTGAGCTGCTCTTGTCATTTCTTTTCTTCTTTGTGGAGTAATAAATTGTCCTCTTAAATCTTGAAACATTTCAATTCCAGAAAGATCTAACACAGGTTGTTGAATGCCTGAACGGGATGCACTTACTAAATCTACGTTAGCTTCTATAGGTTTAAATATTCCTCTCATAACATCTTTATAATTTGCCACTCTAGCTGATTTTAATTGTTGTTCTATTTGAGAGTCTGAAAGACCTAATTTTCTAGCATCTTCAATAGCAGTATACAAATCTCTTAACGCTAAAAATCTATCCTCGTTTTCATTTATATATCCTTGCAAAACTCTTTGTGCTGAAGTTGGGTCCGTTGATCTTAATATACTGTTAAATTCATTGGTTGTATCTCTAATAGCTCTTTGTGCTTCAAAAGCTCTATATTTTATGGTTCTTTCTATTTGAGGTCTTACAACTTTTATGCCAGAAAAAGCTTGCACTAAAGTTTCAGCAACATCTATTTTGTTTCCTCTAGAGTCTAAAATTTTATCTTCACCTTTACCATTAGTACTTCCTATGATAGCTCTACCAAAATTTTTACTTTTAATTCCTAAACCTATAGCGTTTTTTGCCGTTGGGTCAAAAGCAACATCAAAGGGAGTTGCAGTAGGTAACAGAGTATTTATAACATGGTAAAAACCTTTAGCAGTTTGATCTCCTAATGTATCTCCTTCGTTCCAAACTTTTCTTCCAGTTGATGTTTTACCAGATACAGCTTCAAATACAGCTTGGGCTGAGAAAGCAGGTTCAGCAAAACTTTGAAACATTTCTAAAGTAGCATTTCCAAAAGCATCTAAGGCTATTTTAGATAAACTCTCTTCATCTCTGACACCATTTTCATATTCTTGAATAACTCTAGTCATTGGTCTTGCTAAATAATCATAAGGATTCATATAACTAAAGTTAAAAAATTGAGTTGGTGTGCCATTTTTATCTGATGCTATGGGTACTAAGGTTGCTGTTCTATCCCAAGGTGCAGCAAAAGATCTTTTGTAAGCATCAATAGCATCTTTACTTACACCAGTTAAAAGTTGACCTAAACTTTGAAGCCCAACGGGTATGGCTGAAGTTGTTGCAACTGCTCCAGTAAGTCTACGCATTCCTATTTTTTGCATTTCTGAATTATTGCTTGTCAATTCTTTAACACCTCTACCAAGTGCGTTGTAAGTGTTTCTTATAATTTCAGATGGAAAAGCAACAAAGTTACCCAAAGGTAATCTCCTTATTACATCCTTTACTATGGGAACTATTCTTTGGTAATTTTGAACTGTGTTTGCTGTTATTTCTCCAGCTTCATTTCTTATAAATCTTTCTAAAGCCTCTTCGCCATAGTTATTTATTATGTCTCTTGGTTTTATGGCTGCACTTCCTCTAGAAGATTTTATTAAATCCTTAAACTCTATAATATTTTTAGCTGAATCAATAGGCACTTCTCCATCTAAATTTTTTGCGAGAGCATTACGAAATCTAGTTTTTTCATTAAGATAATTGTAAACACGTCCAGCATTATCGGTCATACCATAAGCTTTTTCTGCAAACTTTACAGGGGCTGAGTCTCTTATTTTAAAGACTCCTTTTACCCACTCACTATTATCACTAGCAAGTCGTGCTAACTCTAACGTCTCGCCTAATTGAGCGCCACCTTTTTGTAACATGCCTTGCTCTGTTAATTCTTCGATAATATCTTTTTTTAAAAGTCTTGTTTTGGGGTCTAACAAACCAGCAAAACTGGTTGAAACAGAATCTATAAATCTACCAGTGCTACCTAAGTTACCATTTAGCAATGAAAAGAAAGGAATAGAAGTAAAGTTTCTTACTTGTGCGCCACCTGATAAAACAGTTTTACCATATTGCGCTGCGGCTTTTACTCCTAATAAGCTGGCATAAGCTTTGCTTATTATGTCTGAGTTGGCTGCAAGATCACTAGATGCGCCAAGTAAAGCGTTGTATGTTTTTTCTGTAGCATACATACCATCTAAAGCCCCTGCATCTTCTGCCTTAAATTTTCTATAAGTTGTTGGACGACCTTCAGAATCAAAAATTCTAAAAGTCCCATCTTCTGATTTTCTTGCTTGTTGTAAAAGTTCTTGCTCTGTTTTTAAAAATTTAGCACCACCTGTTTGTTCTGCAACCTCATCAAGAGTTTTAATATTTTTAAACATCTCTTGTTTGCCAACAAGATTAGCTTGTTTTTTAGCTGTGAGAGATGCAACTAACTGAGTATTCTTAATTGCTTTTTGCCAATCGCCAGACAAATATCCAGCCACTTCACCTAAAGCTCTTCTGGTTGCAGGTAAGTTAGTAAGAGTTTTGCCTTTCAATATTCCTTTTTCCATTCTTAAACCTTCTTCCAAAAGTCTAGGAGTTTCGATTGTGCTTGATACTTTATTTTTAGGTCCAGGCACAGCCAATTCATTAAAAACACTTTCTGCTTCTTTTGATCCTATGGTTAACTGCTCTTGAAGTTCTTTAATAGCAGATTCTTTTAGTTCAGGATTTATTTGAGCATTGTCTAAATATCTTCTATAAAGTCTAGTTCCATACATGCCCATATTCTCAGCGATTTCATCTCTTAGCTCATCAGGCAAAAATAAGTTCATAAAACTTTTAGAATTTGCATCTGAGTAGTCAAGAATTTTTTGAGAAAAATCTTCGATAATGCTTTTATTATTTTGTAATAAATTAGATATACTATTTGTTTCATAATCTAATCCAACAGATTTGTAATCAATATAATCATTTTCTATTTTTTTAATTGATTCAAATGCCTCTTCCTGTATTTTTTTGGCTTCAGCTTGTTTAACAGCTTTATCTGCACCAGGATTTTGAAAATCAATTCTTATTTTTGGAAACATGTAGTCTTCTATACTTCTAGTTAATCTTAAAGCTGTGTCTTGACTAATAGTTCCTGAGTTAACCGCTTTGCTAATAACATTTGTTATGCCATTAAAAGTATTGTCTACTTGGTTTTGCACAGCGTTAACCATGCCTAATCTCATGTATTTAGTTTGTCCGACAAGTTTATCTGGAGATTCTCCAAAGAATCTAAAATTTTCTGGTTTAAATATATTAAATAAAATTTTTGTTTGATCTTCATCCACTTGATCTGATATTTGTTTAAAGTTTTTAGGAGCTAATGTTTTGGCTATGTATGATGCCGCAGGAGTTACTGTGTCTAATGCAGCTCCCCCTACCTTACCTGCAAGTTTTAGAGCTAAAGGCGCTCCAAATACTATAGCTCCACCCTCTAAACCTACTTGCATTTTATTTTTTAATCTTTCATAAGCTGCCTCAGATCCATTTAATCTGGCTAATCTTTGTTCATCTGACTCAGAATTTGTATTAAGAAAAGTATCTTGTAAAGTAACAACGTCATCTGTTGCTACCGCACCATCAACCACACCAGCACCTATAGCGCTTTTAAATTTACCTAGTTTTCCAAACTTAGAGAGTGCGCCTGCTGTCCCAAAGCCAGGCAAACCAAATTGAACTAAGTATCTAGTAACTTCTCCTGCTGTGGTTTTGGCTTCTCCAACATCTACTTTCTTGTAGTGATCTACTATGCTTTGAGTTAAATCTGTATCAAAAAATAAATCTACTGGAGTGGCAGCAGTTGTTAATAGACCCTCACCAATTTTTTGAAAACCTCTAACTGCTTGTGTTCCTATATCTCCTAAGACACTAGCTTGACCCTTTTTAGAAAGCTCATAATCTTTCTTAACTTTTTCTATGGTTTCAGGATTGGTGTCTGGTATAAATGTTTGACTACCATCTTCAAATTGATAAATTGGCATGGCTTAACCTGGATTCACTGTTTCCTTTAAAGCAAGTGAAAATCCTGGGTCATTCACTATATCTGCATTTTGTCCATAAAGAGCGCCAAATATTGTAGGGCTAACTGGTATACCATTATATACTATTTGATAATTAGGTAATTGATCAGCGCTTATATTTTGTTTTATAGCTAAATCTTGAGCAAGTGCAAAATAACGCTCTGTCCTCTCTCCTGGCTCAAGATCTCCTACAGTGACTCCTGATCTTGCTTTTGATATGTTTAAGTAATCTTGCATTAAACCAGGATTAGCTCTTAAGAACTGTAATGTTTTTACATCAGAAGGTAACATATCTGCTTGTCTGGTTTCCTCTCCCAAGAAACCTTCACCAAAAGCTACTGGCGCTGATATTGGCACAATGCCTGCTTGTGGTTTCATCATGTTTAAAAATCCAGCCATCATTTTTTTAGCGAAGGATGGATCATCTCCTACCTTGTTAGCATATCCTTGAGGTAGTGCAGAAATGTAATCAAGAAAACTTGGGTTTGATATACCTTTATCAGTTAGAACTTGATTAACGTAACCTTGTAAAGTTTGGTCTCTTGTTGGGTCATAGTCTGAATCTTTTAAATTTTGATTAAGTAAACCTAAAAGACCTAGATTGTCACCTAAATTAACTCCAGAGCCTGAAGCAACTCCTTCATCACTCTTAAAAGAATCACTAATACGAAATGGGTTTATGCCAAGGTTTGATGCAATGAACGCTGCTCCAAGTCCTGATCTTATAGGATTTCTTGTAATTATATTGTCTGTAAATGTATTGACTTTTTTAGGAACTTCTCCTGAACCAGGTTTAACACCAGAGTCAGTTTTTGGTTTATCTGTTTTTTTTGGTGTTGGTTTTGGTGGCCCTGGTAGTATTGGGTTTCCTTGAGAGTCAACTCTTATTCTTGGTTTTTTGTTTGTTTGATCAAGAGCCTCTTGTGATTTTTTTGTAGATGCTTTTGGGTCTGTTTTTTCTGGATCAGTTTTTTTTGGGTCTGTTTTTTTTGTTTTTGGTTTTTTAGCTTCTTCAATTTTTTTTAATATATCGTCTAAACCTTTTATTATAGTTCCACCTTTTTTAAAACTAGCTATGCCACCATTTTTTAATCCCAACATTTCTTTTTTATTATCGCTTAGATATTCTGTGAAATCTTTACCAGTTAGCTGTGCTGCAAGAATAGCGTTTACTAGCTCTGGGTCATCCATATATTCTTCACCTAATTGGCTAATCGTATCTAAGGTGTCTTTAGACAATATCCCTGAGTATTCATCTCCTCTTAAACCTATACCTCTAGTCATAGCGCTTGCTTCGTCTGCTAAAAATGGATAGCCAATAAAAGCTCCCGCTCTTTGACCTATCTTAGGATCAGCTATTCCAGACTTCAGAGCAGAGGTTAATTTACCACCCTTTCTAAGAGTTTGACCAATTCTTGCCGCACCAAAAGCAGGGGGGAAAGCAAGAAGCGCTAATGATGCTTTATCTATAGGATCATCTGGGTCAAAAATAATATCTGTAACATCTCTTAAATTAAATTCATCTGGATTTTTTTGGAAACTGTAAGTTGAAGGATCTGCTAAAACATTTTGGTAAAAGTTTTGACCAACGTCTTTTGTAAAATTTAAAATATCTGCTATGCCATTCATTATGCGAAAGATCCTCCCATGCCTGGTGGTTGTGGTCCACCTACAACATTAGTGCCTACAGGGGGTGTCTGTCCTCCAGATTGTTGGTTTCCAAATAAACCGCCTAGAAAGTTACCGATACCAGTTCCTATTTGTGGGAATAATGTATTAAGACTACCCAAAGTACCTATGCCTTGAGCAATCCCACTAGGTTGTTGAAAAGCCTCTCTTTGATAACCAGTTGCTTGAGTACCGCCACCAAATTGTCCAAATGGCATGCCTGTTAATAACTGTTGTCCTCTCATTAGTCTTTGGAATGGCATATCAGCCATTCTTTGAGCTGCGCCAAACTGTCTAGTTAATGCTGATTGTTGAGTTGCTTGTCCTTGACCGCCAAGTTGGTTCATTAGTCTAATTTGGCTGGCCAGTTGATCTTGACCTTGTTGTCCTAGACCAGCAAATCCAGTTCCTATTTGTCCAAACTGACCGCCTAGCCCTGCGGCAGTTTGGCCCAATCCTGCTATCTGTTGACCAATACCTGCTTGTTGAGCGCCTATACCAGATTGTAAAGAAGCTAATCCTTGTTGCGCTCTTCTAGCATTTTCAAAAGCACTCATAGCATTTCTTTGAGCGTCAGCAAATCCAGAACTTCTTATAGCCCCAATTCTTTCTGCTGCCCCTCTAGCAGCTTGTCTAGCTAATTCTTCTTGCCCTAACCTTGCCCTAGAACCACCGAAAGCACCACGAGATATAGCCCTGTCACCTGCACCAATACTAGCTTTTGATAAGCCCTCACTAACATCTTGTAAGGTTTGTTGAACTACATCTTCTTCAAAAGGATTAAAGAATGCTCTAGAACTTTGTGGATCAAAAAGCCCTAAAGAACCAAGTCCACTCATTTCTGCTCTAGATAAAGTGCCTAACCCTCTGCCCATAGCCCTACCAGCAAATGGTAAAGCTTGTAAAGCTGTATCTGTTATAGCTTCTCTTTTGCCAAAAAGTCTTTCTGCCTCGCCTAAATATGGTCTAAATCCACCTAAACCTTGAGTTAAGGCTCTAGATTGTAATTGTAAAGGTGTTAGTCCAGCAGTTTGTTCTATTGGAACATCTAATCTTTGGCCTATCATACCAGGTGACTCACCAGGCACGCCAAAGTATGACGCTAATATTCTTCTACTGTAATCTTCTATATATGGAGATATTTGTTGAAAACTTGTTTGTGGCAAAGTCAATACTTGAGCAGGTGGCCCTAATTTAGTTTTGCTTTGTAAGAAATCAAATACACTCATTAAACCATACTCCCCAAACCTTCACTCATTTTTTGTTGATCATACAATTGTTTTGCACCCATCATTCTTTGTTCATACATATCGTTTGGGTCTGCTCCCATCATTAATCCTATACCTCTAACCGCTGCTGCATTAGTTACAAATTCTCCGTCAGATAACATCGCTGGTATCTCGTCTCCTTTTTCGCCACCTGGACCAGTTATTAATTTATCTCTTTCTGGGAAGTTACTAACATCAACACCTTGTTCGCCTGTGCCATCAGCAGCGTAAAGTTGTCCAGGTATTCTTCTTGCTTGAATATCAAATAAAGCTTCTTTCGGTGGTGCTACTAAAGGACTAAAAGGTACACCTCTAGATTGAGCATATAGTTTTTCTACTTCGCTTGGGTAATACATATAAGCTGGTGGATTAGCCATTTGAGGGTCTATGTTAATAGACTGTCCAGGAGTTGTAGCACCATACATAGAGAAAGGATTAAACTGTGTGCCTTGACCCATCCCTGGCATACCACCCATTCCAGGCATGCCACCCATTCCTGGCATTCCGCCTTGACCTCCGCCAAACATGTTGCCAAACATTTCAGCAAACTGTCTTTGTTGATCTCTGATTCTTTTATCTTGTTGTCTTTGTGCTAAAAAATTTAAACCTAATCTTCCTAAGTCTGAGTCAAAAGCGCCAAGACCTCCTAGTAAAGCCCCTGGACCGCCTCCAGTTAAACCGCCACGCAAGATGTCGCCTAAAATATTTCTTTGCCCTTCAGCACCAGGTGCAAATAAATTACCTATACCTCCTCCTAAAAGATTACTAACATTTCCAAAAAGACCAACTTTATCAGCACCAGGCAAAATAAACTCACCTACAGTTCCTAAACCAGAACTTATAGCACTACCAATATTTCCAAGACTACCAAGTATATTGCTACCAACATTTCCTATAGCTGTTCCAGCACTTCCTAAAGAACCGCTTAAAGCTGAACCAGCGCCAGGTATTAGTAAACTTCCTAAAATTGCAGCAGTTCTTGGATTATCTTTTATACTTCCTATTAATCCTTTGCCACTAGGATCAATGCCTAAAATGTCATCAAAAACTTTAGGAGACAATAGACCAAAACCTTTTTTAACAGCTTTTTTAGCCTTTTTTAAAAGACCACCTAAAAACATTTTTTGTGGCTCTTCCATTAAATCAGCTATGCCACCTCTTTCTATCATTTGTTCCATCATTTGTGGTTGCATATTCATATTGCTCATCAGAATGGGTAGAATATCATCAGACTCACCTCTATCAAACATATCAGAGGGTTTAAAATTTTTAGGGTCGCCTCTTTGTAAAAAATCTGTAATATCTTTTCTAGACATATCTTCAGCGTTTTGATTTTTTTCAATCATTTTTTGAAGTTGCATTAGCTGTTCTATACTTTGAGCTTGAATACCTTGAGGATCTGCACCATCAGCAAAGCCTGGCACATCATAGCCAAACCTTTCTTCTACTAATGCTGGTTCTTCTTTTGCTAGTTTTTGTAAACCTTTATTTGCTTTTGATAAATCTTTCATTTCTCTCTGGAAACTCCTTTTGTTTTTTCAAATGTTCTAAGGCCGCCAAGGCCGAGCATCCCCATTAAAATGGTGGACAGTTGTGCGAAATCAAATTCGGGTAAATTTATTTCATTATAACCGAATAAACTCAAAACAGTATATAAAAGTGGATTTAAAATAAAATGCCAAAGAAGAGCAAAACCACACACCCAACCGATAAAAGGGCGCCAACCAGCAACAAATATACTTTTATGAGCAGCTTCCGCTTTGTTGACTTCCAACTGCGCAAGATTAGCTTTGTGAATTTCGGACTTGAGTTCATATTCTAGTTTGGTTCTAAGGTCTTTATCAGCTATGAATTTGCCTAATATTTTTTCTATAGGACTTATTAAACTGTTTAAATCTATCATGAATATGTGGTTCTTTTTCTACGATCTGACATAACAGCGCCACAACCTCTGTGCAACTTACCAATCATACCGCCATCTCTTTTCTTAAGAATAGTTTTTACATTAGTTGGTTTACCACCTACACCTTGAGCTTTAGCTCTTTTTCTTCTAACAGCACTTTTTATTTGTGCTGGTGTCATAGATTTAGCTTTAGATCTTGGCACACACTTAGGGTATTTTCTTTTAGAACTTTTAGCAGACTTACGACCACAGGCTTGAAACTTGCCATCCTTTTTAGGAGCGCCTATATCTACCCAATCACCTTTCTTACCTTTACCAAACCACTCTGTTAATGACATTACTTTTTCCTTGTTTTTCTTATAGACTCTTTACCTTTTTTAAAAATACTTGCTACTAATTTTTTACCCATAACTTTAGCTCTTTGCTCACCGACAGTTAAAATTTGTATCTTTCTAGCAAAAGGTTTTTTAATTCTTTTAACTTTAGCTACAGTAGCTCTAGCATCAGATGGAGTAGCAAACTTTATTCTAACAGTATCTTTAGGGTTTTCATCAGTATATAGTCTTCGACCACTACCTTTTGGTTTTTTCCCTGTTCCTACTTTAGGGTCTCTTTTTTTTCGACTCACTTCATTTAAGGTTTTTTACCTCTATAACCGCCACCACGTTTTTTATACGTTCTAACTAACCAAGCGTTTGCGTAAGCGCTAGGATATACCTTAAATTTTCGTTTTGCTTCTGCCTTTACCCTTGCATACAAAGCTGGGTTTGTAGGCTTTGGACTTTTGCTAGAAGACTTTTTTTTAGCTTTTGGTTTTCTTGCTGCCATAATATTTTATTTTACATCAATTTATACAGAAACAGTAACTGAACCCAAAGAAGAAGTTGATGAAAGTCCAGAAGCGTAGGTTCTATGGGATGTTAGGTCAATAAACTCAGTGCCATCAAAAACCTGCAAAACCTCAGTTGTTGTGTTAAATATTATAGTTCCTCTATTAAAACTACTGGAGTCTCTCTCCTCTGTGGTCATGGAAAGAGTTGCTACAGGATCAAAAGCGTTTAAATTTATTTCTAGTAAACGTACTAACCTGTTAAATGTATCAGCACTAACATCATCGCCTTGTGCTAAAGGTAATCTGGTATTTAATAATTTTGCCATTATCTCCTGCCATCTGGTGTTAGGTCTAGTCTAGTTGCTCCTAGTCTCCATTTAAAACGTGTTCTATTACCTACATCAGCATCGTCATCAGACTCTATTCTAAACACAACTTGTCTTGCTCTAGATCTAACGTGTGCTTGTTGTGTAGTGCTATTTATCACACTTGTTGAGCTTGTCGTTAAACTATCCCCTGGGAAGTTTCTTTGTTTTATTACAAAGTTAACTTGGCCACCATTAGCAGAGTCTCCTAAAAATCTAACATCTGGTATAATTCTTCTTAGAAAACTAAATCGTTCTCCATCTTGAAGGTCTAAGTCACCTGATTCTAGAAAGACATTATCCATCGGACTACCATCATCATCTTCACCTGTTTCATGAGTAAATAAAAAATTAGTGCTACTTGTTGTTCCTGTAGCTCTTGGTTTTTTGAACACACCATCATCTACCCATGCGTGTCTCTCTAATTGACCTATCGTCCAATTTTTTTCTAAGTAATTATATACAACATATCTGTCTATCTCTTGACTTGACTTTGAACAGTAAAACCAACCAACCTCATTAAACTCTCTATTAGTAAAGGCAAATGTTTTAAAACCTTGAGACTTATTAAAGTCATCTAAAACATAACTTAAAACAGAACATGCTAATCTTCTTACTGCTCCGTTGTATGTGTAAAATCCATCACGAGCCATCCAATAAACACCATCTGGCGCTGTAACAGCAGCTTTGGGACCTATCAATCCAACATTTTGATTTATTAAATTAATGCCAAAAGTAAAAGGTGCGCCTATAAATTGCATTGAATATAAAGAGGTGTCTGTCCATATAAGTATCTCTTGCCTTGATTTTATGCCACCGACTATAGTTGAACCTGCTGATAGTCTTAGTGAACCTGCTGTATTAGTTATCTTTGGCTCCCACTCAGCTATATTCTCTTGATCCGAAAAAGCTATAAGCATAGGATCAACAGAACCTGTTCTAGCAGTACCAGCGTCATTAATGGCGTCTGCCCCTAAAACTATAACGTGTCTATCAATCTCAGAAGTTATGACTTGCAAACCTCTAGTTGGCGCTAAGTTTGCACCAGACAAAGATGTAATGTTGACTGCTCTTGTAGAAACTCCATTGGTTTCATTCCAAAGATATATGCCACCATTTCTAACATTAGCCACTAAGTCTTCGCCAAAATTATCTTGAGACCATAACCTTAATTGGTTTGTGTCTGATAGTGTTGCTGATTGTCCCCAAGTTCCGTCACCCCAAGGATTAGCACCCCATCCAGTACTATCTACAAAAAAATCTAAACCTACATTAATCTGATAAGCGCCAACGACACTTGAGCCACCATTCCCACTATCGGATGCGTTTGCAGTGACAGTGCTACCTGATGTATCTTTAGCTGTAATTTTATAAGAGTTTGCATTTACTATACTATCTATTTCATATTCTTGGTTTAGAACTGAGGCAATGACATTACCGCCCAAAGAAGATGCTCCACTAAAAGTTACAAAATCACCTTTAACTGCTCCGTGAGCAGTATCTGTAACAGTTATTTCTGATGAGCCGTTGGAGGCACTAAAGGTAACATCGCCTGCCGATGTCGTAGATCTGATTGGCGTCACATCATTAAATGTGGTTCCTTCTAAAATATATAGTTTTGAAGTGGTTCCAAGTCCTAAGTAAGCAGTTCCGTCTAAAGCAATCCAAGGGAATAAAGACCTACACTTACCTAGAAAAGAATTAGTATTTGTTTTTTCCCAACCGCCAATCTTCTCTGGTAGTCCTTTTCTAAATCTTACCAAATTTCCATCGAACCATCCATTCTCATCTAGTAATTGTGTATTTTCTTTATTAATTCCAGGATTAAAAATGTATTTAACTAAACTCATAATTCATCTTTTAATTTTTTTTCATACCATTCAGCTTTCTCAAGATCTTGCTTACCATTCTTTTGTCTAAAGCGCCATCTATATTTAAAACTATTGCCTCTTAAATATCCTATCAATTCTTCTTTAGAGAGCATAGATTTTAAAGCATCATAACACTCTATTTCGCCCTGATTATAATGTTCAGGTTTATTAACATCATCATATTTCATTTTATAAGCCATTTCTCCTTTGTAAAATTATCTTTATCATCTGTTGATTTAATAATTTTATTTTTAATTTCTACTATTAAGTTAACAGATTTTTTTAAACTTTCTTGAGTATCAATACTCTTTATATATTCTACTTTTTTTTGATAAGTTTTTCCTAAATTATAATTAGGTTCAAAAATAACTTTATCTGTTTTTAAAAAAACAAAAGCAAAAATATCAACTTCAGAGCCATCATAGACTCTGTATTCTTTTTTGTTAGATATTTTTTTCTTAATGTCCCACCTAACCCAATCATTATTATTTTTTTTAAAGGTTGAGTTGCTGGTTTTAACTTGAATTTTAAAATTTATATTTTTTCTATGACATAGAAAATCAAAACGAGATGATGATGATGCAGGAAAAATATCATCAAATATTCTAGCCAAGTGTGATGCAGCTAGATACTCTCCAGCCAAACCTACTTTTAAATTTTTTGGCATAGAGTTATTCTGCTATGTTTACAATTTATACAAAGATAAATCCACGAACAATCAAAGTCACCATGCTCGAAATTAATACAATTAAAAGACCAATGATTGTTTTGGTTCCAGTATCTAGCTTTTGATTTATTTCTTTAACGTCTTTATCTATTTCGTCAAAGTTTTTGAAGGCTGTCTTCCACCTCTCGCTACATTCTTTTTCATGAACAGCGAGTTCTAGGTGTACGTCTGCAGCCGTCTTTCTAGCCATTATTTTTTAATTTTAAAATTAAGAGCTATTAGATCAAGATAGCTATATAGTTTACTAATCCATTTATCGTCTCTTTCACTTGGTGTAAGTGTGGCTAAGACAGAAGCCAAACTAATAATAATACTTAACGAAATTAAAAGATCGCTAATCCAATTTAATAAAAACATCACTTCTTACTCCTTTTTAATAGTTTTTCTAATTTGTTTGCTTGTTGTAAATGATTCTTAGAGGCTTTTTTTAATTGGCCAATAATCTCTCTAAGTTTTTTCTTTTGTGCATTACCTGGTACAGACATTATTTTTTCCACTTCCAAACTCTTTTCCAAGCTTCATTTTTATGCTTGGTTTTTTTGTTATCTGGTATGTATTTGCCTTGTTCGTCTCTTTGACGAACCCAAACAAAACCTAACATTTCTAAAAATTTATTCCACATTTTTTTCTTCCTTACCTTCTTCTTCTTCTTCTTCTTCTGGCATCAAAGGTTTTAATCTAAGCATTATTTCTTCTCTAATTCCACTTAATGCTTTTATCTCAGAACCACTCCAAGCTCCTCTTTTGCAAGACAAATCAAGAAGTTGTAGCATATTTAATAAAAAAGTTTTTTCATCCATTTTATTATCTTTATGATCCTAATTGTTTTTCTACCGAACTAGGATTTATTTTTTCATTAATATTAGATTCTATATCACTTTTTATTTGTGATACATTTTCTGAACCCATGTTATCTTCTACCCAACCTTGTACGATTGCAGGTGTAAGGTCTGACCAAGGTATAAAATTTGATAAATCAGATGTATCTAAATATACTCTACCTACTGATTTTGCAGAATAATCATGACCATAAGGATCTTGATGAGAGTCATCAACTCCTGTTAGCGTGTAGGTTACTTTCCAAACTACATCTGACAACCCATCTTTATTAGGATAAACTTCACAATCTGATACATTCCACTCATAATTAATCATTATTCTTCCCCTTTAAGTTGTTGTATTTCATTTTGTAATACTTCTATTTGTTCTTGTTGTTCTTGTATAGCTTTAACTAAGTTTGGCACAAGAGTACCATAGTCAAGTTGCCATTTTTCTTTACTTTCATCTTTTGGTTCGTATACACCTCTTGCGTATGAACCAACATCATCAAATGCTTTTTTAAAGTCTTGTGCAATAAAACCTTGTGAACCTTCGCCTGTGCCATCTTTCCACTTAAATTTTATTGGCTTTAATTTAGATAAAAGATTTAAACCATCTGCATCACCTAAAATATCTTTGTATCTACCATCAGAATCAAAAGCAAGTGTCATAGAACTACCTGTTATGTCTGCATCAAGTCTACCTACAGCAGAAGATTCATTTTTCTTTCTAAATTTCATAAATCTGTAAAATGAAGCATCACCAGTATCGTGGTCTAAATCTACTACAGCATCAGAATTACTGCCACTTTTAACAGCAGTTATTACAGCATTGTCTCTTCGGGAAGCAGTTCCCATAGTGACATTATCTGTCATAAAAATTTGTCCAGAAGATTCAACAGCAAATCTTAAATTTTGACCATTTGTGTAAAAGTCTATAGAGCCAGTATCAGTTCTGAATGAAAAATCGTTAGCACTACCACCAGATTTGAGGGCATTTCCACCACCAATAAAACCATAGTTTGTGGATCCGTCAGTAAGTGATATACCAGTATTTCCTGCTCCTGCTGTTAGGGCTAGGGTGTTGCCATTCCAGGTAGCATTAGCCTCACCCTCAAGAGTATTAGCTGTGCCACTTCCTGTAATAAGTCTGTTGTCTGCATTGTTATTAATAGTTGTGCCAGAGGCAGATGCAAAAGATAAAGCACCACTTCCATTTGTTTGTAAAACTTGGTTAGCGCTACCATCTGATGTTGGGAATGTGTAAGCTCCGTTAAATTGCACCACTTGACTTTCATTGATACCAATAGCTACATTAGAACCTACTGTACTGCCATTTCCGATCAAAAGATCATCTGCGGAGTCGTCCAATCCAATGTAAAAATCCTGCGCATTGCCGTCAAAAACTAATTTTGTATCTTCTGCACCTGCGTCCCCTATTGTTAAAGTTGGTGTTGATCCATTTATAACTACAGGACTTGCTATAGAAATACTAGACCCATCTGCTGATAAACTGTCTAGTGCAATGTCTCCAACATTTGTTATGTTGGCATCGTTAAAAGATGTAGCTCCAAAAGTATTTGAGGCAGCCGTTGAGGTAATGCCATTGGCAGCAGTTATCCCACCGCCATCTGCAATCGTTATAGCATTGTCACCATCTGTAAACCCAATATTAGCAGTTTGCACTTCGCCACTTACCAATAGATCTCCACCTACAGAGGCGTCATCCGTAACTGTTAAATCATCACTAACTTTTAAATCTACTGTAGATAAACTTGCAAAAGCGTCATTTACTGCTGCACCTGACCCAGCACCATCTAGATAAACTACTTTTACATCACCAGGGCCGATAGTTACTGTAGAACCAGAGCCTTGTTTTATTATTATGTTTTGACTGCCTGAAGTTGCATTTTCTATAAAATGAACTCTTTTAATAGCATTTTGATTTATTGTTATAGTA